GGAAACCGTTGGTGCGATTCCCGTGATCAAGGATGATGCAATCCGTGCTCTGATCACAGAGGAAGTCCGCGACATTAGAGGTGCGCTTGAATCGACACTCATGCCTGAAATGCAAGTGGCTTTGTCCGTCATGGTCAAGGAAGCTGTCAAAGCCATCGAACTGCCCAAACTTCCGGAGATTACGATTCCGGAGCTTCCCGATATCGCCGGCATGATCGATGACGCCGTCAAGGCCATCGAACTACCCAAGCTTCCGGAGCTTCCTGATATCGCCGGCATGATCGACGACGCTGTTAAAGCGTTGCCGCCGGCCGAACCCGGTAAGTCTGTGACGATTGATGACGTTCGTCCGCTGATCGACGAAGCGGTTGCCGCGTTGCCGCCGGCTGAACCTGGCAAGTCTGTGACGATCGATGATGTTCGTCCGCTGATCGACGAAGCCGTTGCCGCGTTGCCGCCCGCGCGCGACGGTAAGGACGCCGACCCTGTCGACATGGATGCAGTCAAGACGATCCTGATCGAAGCTGTCGCCGCTCTGCCGCCGGCAAAGGATGGCAAGGACGCCGACCCGGTCGACATGGACGGTGTTTATCGTCGCGTCGACGAAGTCTTGGCGACTGGTCTCGACGAATACAAGAAATCTGTGGATAACATCCGCATTCCAGAAGATGGAAAATCAGTGACGATCGACGATGTTCGGCCGCTGATCGACGACGCCGTGTCCAAGGCTGTCGCCGCTCTGCCGCCTGCGCGCGACGGTATCAACGGCAAGGACGGCGCCGATGCTATGGACGCGTTCATTGATAATCTTGGTCACTTGGTCCTGACTTTCTCGAATGGCAAGACGAAAGATGTCGGCCAAGTCGTCGGCGATGACGGCGTGGATTGTGATTTCGACGGCGTCTGGAAGCTCATTAACGAAAAATTGGACTCCTGGCCGAAACCAAAAGACGGCATGGGCTTCGACGATCTGTCCGTGGAATATGACGGTGAACGGACGTTCAAGTTTGTTCTGTCCCAAGGCGACCGCAAGAAAGAATTTGCGTTTGATGTTCCGATCGTTCTGGATCGTGGAATCTATGCGGACGGTAAGTCTTATGCACGCGGCGATGCGGTTACATGGGATGGTTCCAGCTGGATCGCACAGACCGATGGCGCCAAGGAAAAGCCGGGAACCGGTAAGGAATGGCGTTTGGCGATCAAGCGCGGCACCCGTGGCAAGGACGGCGTTATGACGGTTCCGAAAGCGCCGGCACCTGTAATGTTGGGAGGTCGATAATATGGCGATCGTGACCACCGCAGAATATGACTATCGTTTCAAGGTTGACTTGGACCCTGATGGTCAAGACGATCGGTTGCCGAATATCGAGAGTGGTTTGAACGAAGCACAAGCGATCATTGCCGATTATCTTAAGAGCGGATGGGACGAAGACTGGGATGAATCGACGCTTCCGTTGGGCGTGAAATCGTCTATCTTGCTCGTTGCTAATGCGCTTCTGGACGGTGGTGATCGTGGTGACGCCATATTGGCCGGTCTGGCTGAGAATGACCCGAAAAATCCAGTTGTCGGGATGTTGAAACGGCTGCGCGATCCTGCGTTTGCTTAAATAGGAGTGTGAGAAGTGGTCGATTATGTTGTGACAAACACCGCTGTCGTGGCTTCCGACAACGCTGTCAAGGAATCCGGTTTGGCCGGCGAGACGATTGCGGCCGGCAAGGCTGTCTATAAGTCGCCGACGACAAAGAAGTGGATGCTTGCCGACAGCAATTCCGCAACTGCTGCAGCCAAGACGGCCGGCGGTATTGCGCTCAATGGCGCTTCGCTGAATCAGCCGGTTACGGTCATCAAGCAAGGTGATCTGACGATGAATGCCGTTCTCACGGCCGGTTCTGCCGTGATGTTGTCCGACACACCTGGAGGGCTTTGTCCTGATGCGGATGTCGGTTCCGGCGAAAACGTTTGTCAGCTTGGTATTGCCAAGTCGACGACTGTTCTTTCAGTCAAGATCGTGGCGCCCGGTGTGTCGAGGTAATCGCTATGTGGGTTCGTTTCGTCGCACCCTTCGAATGGAAACCCAAACGATCCGTGACGATGGTTTGGAAAGCCGGCGATACGTTCAATGCCACCAAGGAATGTGCGGAAGCGGCGATCAAAGCCGGCGCAGCGGTCGAACTGCGCAAGACGTCCAAAACCGCTGACCCCGTCGAGGTAGTATCTGAATGACTGTCGAGCACGCGCAACAGCTTCGTGAACGTGTGACGTTTCAGCAGCGGAACGATACCGGTGCGCCTGGTGCCGTTACCGAATGGACGACGCAGTTCACGCTTGCTGCGCGTCTCAAACCTCGGCTGACCGGCAGCGAAGACATGATCGCCGGCCGGATGACCGGTCAGCAGCCGTATATTCTCACTGTCCGGTCCGATCGCCGATCCCGCCTGGTGAATGCCGGATGGCGTGCGTTCGATGCTCGGAAGGGGATGGCCGAAAACGGACAGCCTAAGCGCTTGTTTCATATCCTGTCCATGGCCGACGTGAACGAAGACAATAGATGGTTGGATTTTCTGGTCAAGGAAGGTCCGCCCGTATGACCGTGACCATCATCGGCAAAGATCGGCTGTTGCGGAAGCTCAAAGCATTTCCGCCGCGCGCGGAAACGCTGATCCGTGCTGCCATGGTGGACAGCGCCGAACAGACGGTTTCGATGATGAAATCTCTTGCCCCGGTTGACAGCGGTGATCTGCAGATGTCCATTTCCTGGACGTGGGGTGACGCTCCAAAGGGGTCGCTTAAGATCGGACAGATCAAGTCGGCACAAGGAAATATGCGGATCACAATCTATGCCGGCGGCGGTGATGCTTGGTATTCGAGGTTCGTGGAATTTGGGACCAGTCCATTCACCAGTGGCGGCAAATTTGCCGGCGCAGCAAACCCTGGTGTCCGCGCACAGCCGTTCTTTTATGTGAGTGCTCGCGCACAACGGAAGCCGACCAAATCCCGTATAAGCCGCGCTATTACGAAGGCTGCAAAGGAGATCGCTGCAAGTGGCTGATCCCGTCACCGAACTGCGTAACGAGGTCTATGCGACCATGGCGGCTTACACTGCCTTGACCGATCTCGCGCGCGTGTATGACGAAGCACCGCAGGACAATCCGACCGTTCGTTTGCCCTATGTCACACTTGGTCCAGCCAACTATGACATTGAATTGGTGGACTGTATCGAAGGTGGCGAAATCATGTTACAAGTCGACGTCTGGTCCGATCAGCCGGGTCAGGCGCAAGTGACCGCATTGGCTGGACTGGTCCGAAAATCTCTCCGTGGGTTTGCGCCGGAACTGACAGACAATGCGCTTGTGGAATTTTCTCATTGGCGGACCGATTATCTGATAGACGGTTCGATCAAGCATGCCGCGATGCGCTTTACCGCGATCGTGGAAGAATCAGCCAGCTAATCAGGAGTTGAACATGGCTAAAGCTACAACCATAAAGAGTGGGATGTTCCGAGTCATGCTCGGCTCTGGTTCCAGCCCGATCGTCTATGCCGCGCCTTGCGGGTTCACGCAGCGTTCCATGACGCTGACCAAGAACCTGGAAGAAGTGAATATTCCGGACTGCGACGATCCGGACGCGATCGACTGGATCGGCCGTGATGCCACTTCGCTGTCCATGGCGGTCAGCGGCGAGGGTGTCCTTGCGGAAGAGTCCGTTGAGGCATGGCTTGATGCGGCCGAAAGCACCGACTCCGTTCCGGTCAAGATCGAACTGGAATTCCCGACCAAGACGATCACTTGGACTGGTTACATGCAGGTCGAGAGCATGGAAATGGGCGCCGCCAACGGCGGTCGTGCGACCAATAACGTGTCCATGCAGTCCGACGGCGAAATGGTCCGCGTGGTGTCCTAATGCGGGACGCTAGGGTTAGGGATGTCGTATTTGCCGATGGTGAATACGACTTCCGGCTTGGGTGGGGTCAGCTGGTGGAACTGCAGGAGCGTTGCAACGCAGGACCGCATTTCATTCTGAACCGACTGCACACCGGGGCATGGTTGGTGGAAGACATATCCGAAACCATCCGTCTCGGTTTGCTTGGCGCCGACAAGGAATTGAAACCGTCGGTCGCGACCGAGTTGGTCCGGCGATATGTCAAAGAAAGACCACCACTGGAAAACCATACGCTTGCGGTTGTCATTCTGACAGCGGCTCTCATGGGTTCACCGGAGGAACCCGTGGGGGAGCACGAAGCGGCAAATCAGACAGTCCCGTCGACGACCTCCCAAACGGACGAATCCGATTTGCCGCAATTTACGGAACAGGTGCGGCGATCGGGTTCACGCCGCAGCAAGTCGATGCAATGAGTATGTGGCAGTTCATGGCTGCCGTGGACGGATGGATCAAGGCGAACACCAGCGAAGACAAAAAAGCCTTGTCCAACACTGAAGTGAACGACGTCTGGAAATATCTGCAAGCTAAGGACACTGTGCAGTAATGGCAACCGATCTTGAACGCCTCGTGGTATCGCTGGACGCGGACATTAAAAAGTTCGATGCGTCGCTGAAGCGTGCAACCGCGACGTTCAACGGTGAAACGAAAAAGATCGAAACCCGATCCAAGGCAATGCAGAAGACGGTTAACACGTCGTTCAGCGAACTTGGTAAAGGGTTGGCAATCGGCGCCGGTTTTACGGCCGCCATCATGGCGTTCAAGGATTTGGCGGACGGTGCGACCCGGACGCAGAACGCTTTGAAAGTCGCCGGTCTGTCCGGACAGCAACTCACTTCAGTTTATGAAAAACTGTTCCAGGCAGCGCAGGACAATGCGGCGCCGATTGAAGACTTGGTCAAGCTCTATAGCCGCGTGGCAATCAACCAAAAAGAGCTTGGCGTTTCGTCCGGTCAGCTGATCACGTTCAGCACCAACGTTGCCAAGGCGTTACGTGTTCAGGGCACGACAGCACAGGAAGCCCAAGGCGCGCTCTTGCAGTTGTCTCAGGCTCTCGGGTCCGGCACGGTTCGCGCGGAAGAATTCAATTCTATCTTGGAAGGTGTGCCGACAATCCTGCAAGCGGCTGCTGCCGGTCTCGACAGAGCGGGCGGTTCCGTCGCGAAACTACGTCAGATCATGTTGGCCGGTCAGCTGTCGTCCAAGGAATTCTTCGACGCGTTCGAACGTGGGGCGCCGCTTCTGGACCAAAAGTTGAAAGGCTCGGTTCTGACGATCGGTCAGGCGTTGGTCAAGTTCAATAATTCGCTGCAGGATGCTGCCGGCAAATTCGATAGCGTGTTCGGTGCGTCCGCCCGCGCCGTCGAAGTGATTGGCACGCTGGCGAAAACGGTCGAAGACCTTGGACGCATTTTCAAAACCGTGGCGGATAGTGATGCTGGTGCGTTTATCGCGAAGCTATCCGAAATGCAGGGTTATATTGACAAGCTGATTCCCGGTATCGATGCGATCAAACGGCTTCCGGAGAATGTCGGTAACTTGGCCGATTTCATGGATGTTCCCGACATCGAACGTGCGGCCGGTAAACTGACTGATGCACGGCAGGAATTGAATGATCTGATCAAGGTAATCCAGGACGATCCGATGCGCGGTGGTGCGACGGGCGAACAGGATGCTGAATTCACTGGTCTTTTGCGCAGTTACAAACTCGGTGTGATCACTGCGCAGGAATTGAGCACGGCTCTAAAAGAGCTTGGTCAGGTCAATCCCAACATGCAGCCGATGATTGATCAAATTCAAGAACTGATCGACAAGCTTGGTGAGGCCAAGACAGCCGTCGGTGCCGTCGTGCCGTCGTCGACGACCGGCTATCAGGCGCCGGTTCCTGACAGCATCACACAGATTCAGGATCAAGTAAAACGGTCGGCATTCTTCAATCAGCGGGACGCGGAAGCCGCGAAGTCCGATCTGGAAAAGAACGTCGACACACGTGCGAAAGCCATCATTGATGCAGCCGCCAAGGTCGGTGTTGCGCTTGATGAGGCTGCCGCGAAAATCCAGGCTCGGTCCGAATTGTCGGCGGAAGCGGCAACAACGCGCGCAGGCAACGTCACGTCGGATGTGTTGGAACTGATTAAGGGTTTCGAGAGCTTCCGCGCCGATCCTTACAAAGACGTCAACCATCTTCGGATCGGTTTCGGGTCCGATACCGTAACACTTGCAGATGGGACCATTAAAGAAGTAGTCGCCGGCATGAAAGTGTCTGTCGAGGATGCGAACCGCGACCTAGTCCGACGCATCGGCGAGTTTCAGACGACCATCAAGGGACAGATCGGGTCCGACACTTTCAATGCAATGAACGACAGCCAGCAAGCCGCGCTGACGTCGATCGCTTATAATTATGGCTCATTGCCTGAACGGATTGTGACCGCGATCAAGTCCGGAAGCACCGAGACTGTTTATAACGCGATCAAGGGACTCGGCACGGACAACGGTGGCATTAATGCCGGTCGACGCGCGCAGGAAGCGGAACTTTATCTGAAGGGCGCGCCGGACAGTGTGACGACCGGTATTCAGAACAAGGAAGATTTCGCTGCCAAGCTTGCCGAACAGCAGAAGATGTTGGCGCAGCTGAAAGAGGAAACCGGTATCCGTGCCAGCCTTAATCCGCTGGTCAACGATTACGGTTTGAAACTGACCACGCTCCAGAAGGCGCAGGAGCTTTTGAACCTGGCACAGCAGGAAGGCACGGCGGCCGGCAAGGAACTGACCAGCGCGACACAACTGCTCAATGGTGACTTGTCGGCGTTGACCCCGGAAGCCCGCGCGCAGGCGGAAGCGATGCGTGCGCTGGCGACGCAGTACGGTCAGACGTCGGCAGCGGCCGAACAGCTGAAAGCCAGTCAGGAAGCGGCGGTCAAGTCGTCGACGGAATCGCTGGAACTGGCGAAGTCCGTCACAGGCGGCATTCTGTCCGATATCCGATCGGCGTTGGCTGATGGTAAGATCACTTGGAAGGAATGGGGCGAGATCGCTGTTAACGCCTTGAACAAGGTGGCCGATAAGCTTCAGGAAATGCTGCTGAATCAGCTGTTCAGTCCGACCGGCGGCCTCGGATCGTTGTTCGGTGGATTGCTTGGTGGAACATCGTCGACGACCACGGGCGGTCTTGGATCGCTGATCTTTGCCAAGGGTGGTTACACCGGTTCCGGCGGCAAGTATGAGCCGGCCGGTATCGTCCACAAGGGCGAATATGTCATGGACGCGGACACTGTGCGAAAGCTCGGTGTCGATCGCCTGGACGCGTTGCGTGGGTATGCGAACGGTGGTCTGGTCAGTGGCATGCCGAACATCACGCAGCTGCAGGGTCGTCATTATGGGCCGCCACAGGATATTCATGTTTATGTCGACGATGATGGCGGCCTGCGTGCCTATGTCCAAAGCGAGGGTCGCCGCACGGAAGCGCGGATCGCGACGACGACCAAATCCACGTTCGACAATTACCGTCGGAATGAGCTTCACAACGATATCAGCGGTCATTCCAAGAACCCGCGCAGGAGGGGTTGACCCATGGCGATCACTTATCCGCTCGCGGCGGCCGATTTTTGGGAGCAATTGCGTTTCGCGGACCGTCCGGTTTTCGTGCCGCAGCACAACAAGAAACAGTCCACGTCCGGCAGCGGCGACGTGCTGTCATCGTTTCTCGGGCAGCCGAAATGGATGGTTAATGTGACCCTGGCCGGCGGCTGGCACAGCCGCAACGTCGCGTCCGAAAGCGATATGAAGCATTTGGCATCGCGGGACGGAACCGTTCTTGCCTACGATATTCGCCGGCCTTATCCCGCTGATGATCCGGTCGGATGGAAGCTGGACGGACGGACGGTGACTGTCGCGAGCAAAGGCGCCGATAACCGGTCTTTGTCGCTGACCGGTCTGCGCGGTCAATTCATCGTCACGAAATTCGACAAGATCAGCATCTTGTACGATACGGACAAGCGGTTCTTGTGCGAGGTCATGGAAACCGTCCAGGCGAACGATTCCGGCGTGACTCCGGAATTCGAGGTTTGGCCGTTCTTGCCGCCGGGACTGAACGTCGCCGACGTCGTGACAATGCGCAGGGCGTGTGGCAAATTCAAACTGTCGGCGAACAGTTTCCGTCCGAATGGCGGTGCCGGAAACATGGCCGCTGGCTTTTCCTTCTCGTTAATATCGGTTCCCTGATGCGGACATATTCGACAGCACTGACGAACTATCGGGCGGCCGGCAAAGCTTTTTGGCCGATTCATTTCTTTTCGTTCTTGGTCAAGGATAAGGCCAACCCGCTGTTGTTGACGCGGGCGAACTTTTGCACTGCAGACGATGATTGGACGGTGACGATTACCGATCCGGATAGCGGCTTGCCTGATGAGCGAACATTTGCCGGCGGCGGCCATATCGTCAAGGTCGGCGAACTGACACGCACAGAAGGCGCATTTATTCGCAGCCATACCGTGATCATGTCTGGAGTATCGACGCTCGTTCAGGACATGGTGTATGGCTACAACTGCCAAGAGGCGCTGTTTCAGTGGTTCGTTGGCGAGCTTGACCAGGATACCGGGTTACTGATTGACGAACCGCCTTGCGAGTACGTGGGATTCGTCAATACCATCGATCTAAACGAAGGCGCTTTGTCGCCAGATGGTGACGGCATTGCCGATTCCGTGTTCCAGGTCGCGATTGATTCGCTCGCGGCGGCGCTGACCGACCGAAACTTTGACATGCGGGACGACGAAGTCGGCAAGACGCGCGGCGGCGACCGGTTTTTCAAATACGCCGATGCGGCGCATCACTGGAACATCCGTTGGGGCAAGGGTAAAAAGCGCGAACGCGACAACAAAGGCAAGAACGACGGCAACGGTGGTAAGGGTGGCGGCAAGGGCGGTCACGGCGCCGGCGGAACTGGTCGCGTGAGGTCTGGCAAATGATGAACCGTCTAGCCGTCCTGTCCGACTACATCGACCGCGTCGCTGGCCGCAAATTCCAATGGGGTGTGAATGACTGCCTGATCATGGTTGCTGGCGCAGTCGAACTGATGACAGGTGTCGACTATGCAGAAGGTTATCGCGGCCGTTACAGTTCGCTTGCGGAGGGCAAGAAACTGATCGGCAAATCTCTCTTGAAATTCGTCGGCGAACACCTGGAAGCAATCAATCCGGTTCACGCGCTGGACGGCGATGTCGGCGCGCTGCGGCAAGGCCGGGAATGGGGTTTTGGGGTGTTCATCGGTCCGCATCTTTACGTGATGACCGAGAACGGTATAGGTATTCTGCCGCGCACTGATGCGACCAAGGCTTTTAGGGTTCCGTAAATGGCTGCTGTCATAGCTGCACCGCTCGTAGGTCTCGGCCTGTCATCTACCGCAGCCACGACGATAGCGACTCTCGGCTTGTATGCGGCGACGACGGCAGCGTCCATCTTCCTGCAAATGGCAATGGCCGAAAAGCCGGAAGAAGAAATTGGAACCAAGCTGAACGCTGTCCTTGGTGGCGCAGTCAATCAGTCCTTTCATATTGGCGATAAGGAATCGGCCGGCAGCTTCCTTTACAAAGGATCGTGGGGGAAATCCGGCCGCGTTCCCAATGCTTATCTGGTCAAGGTCTATTGCCTTTCGGATCGCCCTGTGAATGGGTTCGCCGATTATCTTTGGGTCGACGGTATCAAGTGCAACTATGACCCGGAAGAGACGACCACGATTGACGGCGTCGGCGTGGGTCATCCGATTCCCAAATATGACCAGGGCGGCGGTCATCGTCTTTGGGTGAAGTTCCACGACGGAAATCAGTCCAACGCGGACAACTATCTGGTGGCAAAATTCGGTACCGGCCCGCGCGCTTGGACGGAAGATTTTGTTGGTCGCGGTCGCGCTTATATGATCGTGACCCAAAAGTACGACAAGAAAAATCCGTCTGGTGAGGTCGAGGTTCTTCCGGTCATCAAGAATTCTCGCCTTTACGATTTCCGGAATGATAGCACGAACGGCGGTAGCGGTGCCCAGCGCTACAACCACGACTCGACATGGGGTGTCGATCCCGGCAATCCGGTAACGGCGTCTTACCACATCATGCGCGGTCTTTATCGCGGCAATGAATGGATTTTCGGCGGCCAGAAGTGGCCGGCGACGCGGTTCGATATAGCGACTTGGACTGCAGCGGCGAACAAGTGCGACAGCGATATCGCGGCAGGCGGTGGCGGCACGCTCAAATTCTCGCGCGTCGGCGCGGAAATCGACGTCTCGGAAGAACCATGGACGATCATTGAACGCATGTTGAAATCTTGCAACGGCCGACTGGTGGAGTCGGGCGGCAAGTTCAAAATTTATGCGGGCGGTATTGGAGCGTCCGTCTATTCGTTCACCGACGATCAGGTCATTCTGTCCGAAGAACTGACCGGCCGTGTGTTCCCGACGCGCGACGATATCGCAAATACGGTAGTTGGAACTTATATCGAACCGTCGAATGCCGGCGAGGCGAAAGCCTATAAGGCGCGCACGAAAACCGCCTATGTCGAAGCGGATGGCGACGTCCGCAAGATGACGTTCGATCTCGATTATGTCCGAGATAACAGGCAGGCTCAACGGCTTGCGCAGTTGGCCTTGAACGATAACCGACGGTTCCGGACATTCGTCGTCGCCTTCTGGTCCCAAGCGCGCATGCTTGAGCCGTGCGATGTGATCAGCTGGACGTCGGACCGCTTCCAATTCACGAACAAGAAATTCATCGTCGGCGATGTTGTCCTGCGCGATGACGGTGTCGTGGTCGCCAATCTCCGCGAAGCCGACGCGACGGACGCGGATTGGAATCCGATCACTGATGAAAATCCCTTTGAAACGGGTGTATTCGAAGACCTGGATGAACCGACACAGACATTGACTGCTACGGTGACGGCAGTTGTTCAGGAGGACGATGACGGTAAGCACCGACGGCCGGCGATCAATATCGTGGCAACGGTCGACGATGATTTTGTGGACTGTGAAGCGTTGCGCTACGTGGTCCGAAAGAAGAACGGGAATCAGAAGGTCATCTATCGCGGCCGATCGGAAGGGTTTTTCGATCCGGACAGTCCCGACTATGCCGATATCACGTTCACCGACAATTCGTTTTTGGAAGGTCGACAGGTTCAGGTCAAATACAAGATCGATCCTGAGAGTGACCGAGATACGGAGTGGTCTGGTTGGGTTGATATAACGCTTCCGTATATCCTGCCGGACACGCCTTCTAACTTTGCGCTGACTTCCTTGTCCAAGCTCGGCAAGGACGGTAAGTTGGACTTTTTCGCCAAGGCGACTTGGGACAATGTTCCGCATGACCGCGCCGGTTATGGTCTGAAAATTGAGATTGATGGCGACGAAGATTATCGCAAGTCGGATGATAACAAATATAAGTTTCCTGTCCCGGCGCCGTCGACGGTTAAGGCGAAAGTTCGAACACGCGGAATCGATAATGGTCGCGCGGGTGCTTACTCTACTGAACTAACGATCAGTGTTACGAAAAAAAACACTGCGCCGACAACGCCGACATTCCTTGATGTAAAACGTCAACATCGTCGGGTGGTGGTCGTCACGGAAAAACATCCGGACGATGATTTCCGTCGGTGGAATGTTTACTATTCCAAGACCAACGATTTCACGACTGCAAACAAGACGCAGCACGGACGATCGCGCCGGTTTCCGTTGGACGATCTGGACAACCATGAAACCTATTATGCGTGGATCACTGCCGAAGATACGAGCGGTAACGAGTCAGCCAAATATCCTTCGTCTAACACGGCCGGCGTGCAGTTTAAGACTAAGGCTATAGAAGACGATGACACGTCTAATGATCTGAATACCGCACCGACTGGTCTAACGGTTACTAAGGTTCAGGATAAGGATCAGGACGGTACGATTCGAACCTATTTGGAATTGGATTGCACATATCCTGGTTGGGCCGGTGACAAGGCCGACGCTGTTTACGAAATTACCGTTGCGGGTGTTTCGAAGAAATTCAAGGAAATTGGCGACAACGGGAAAGCCGCTCGGTTCCGCGTGAACAAGACTGGCGTGCTGCACACAGTACGTGCACGTATCAAGGCCGGTGTCGGTGAACTGTCAAATTGGACAAGTGCGATCAGCATCACACCGTCCAAGAAAGGCAGCGATGCCAGTGCTATAACCGGCATGAGCATCAGCCGGAAGAACGGTTTCAACATCATCAGTTGGAACCGCATTAGTGATCCGGATAATCGCGAAGTCGCGGTCATGCGTGGGACGACCAATGTTCTCGGTTCCATGACTGAGATCGGTCGAACAAAGTCGACGAAATGGCGCGACGATGACAACATTACAAAGGGTACGCGTTATTACTATCGCGTTTTGCCCGTGGATACATCGGATAATGTCGGTTCCGCTGTTCCGTCGGCTGCGGTTGATGACGTTGAAACCGGAATCGGCACGTCTGACACGGACGCCACGGTTCTAGCTGCGCCGACCGGTATCAGCTTGACGCAGGCAAACCGCGACGTCGATCAGGACGGCAAGGTTGACATTGCTTTGCGCACGACTTTTAGCGGCGCGATTGCCAATGCCGCCGGTTATGAAGTTTGGTGGGAAGACAACGCTGGTCAGACAGCATCGGTCCGTGCGGATAGTGGCGTTTTCTGGTTCATAGCCAACACCATCCGCAGCTATCGCGTTCGCTGGCGCACAATCAATTGGGTTGGCACTCCCGGCGCGTGGTCGTCTTATACGAGCTATGTCACGCCAAATGCCACAACCGGTGCTCCTGCGGCTCCGACTGGCGGTGCTGCCGTTGGTAGTGAGCTGGGCATCCGGTGCTACTGGAACCCGCCTTCGGAAAATGACTACCTGTTCACCGAAGTTGGTATTCGTTCGTCGCCCGGCACACCCACGTTTGGCCAGATCGTTCATACGACCACGTCGAGCGAAAGCACCTTCTATCTCGCGTCGACGTCGATCACCTGGTATGTTTACGCCCGGCACTACAACACGTCAGGTTTGTCGTCTTCGTGGGTTCTGTTGGGCACGACGACCCCGACAGGGCTAAGCACGAACACGCTTGCCAACAACGCCGTAACCCGAGCCAAGCTGAGTGCCGGCGCGGCGGGCACTATCGCCGTCACCAATTCCGGTACGACGATGGGTTCTGTGAATGCAGGGTCGGCGACCGACACGTTCCTGAGCATGTCGTTCAAGGCGACGTCGAACACATCAGGCGTGACCGTCACTCTCGGCGGCTACTCGACCACGTTCGATTTCGTGAGCAACCAGTATTACACGCTGACGACCGCAGAGAGCGGCGGCGGCAGCTTCAATGCCAACAAGAGCGGCGGCAACATCGCGAACTGCCAAATTTGTGCCGTGGGGATTTACTGATGCTTACGTTCACCCTGTTCAACATTGAAGACAAGACGATCCTCTGCAACGGCGTGTGCCCGAACGAGGATTGTCTCCCGGTAAAACCTGAAGGCTACAAGTTCGCCTTCGGTATCATGGGAGACCCCGAGACCCAAAAAGTGCAAGTCGACATTGTCGAGGGGGAAGGGGTGTATTCTCTGGTCTCTTGGGTCAGACCCCGGGAACCGGAAGAACTTTTAGCCGCCATAGAAACAGAGAGGTCCCGCCGCCTCGCAGAAGGCTTTGACTATAATTTCAAAGACGCGCGCGGGGTCCATCGCATCGGCACGACCGAAGCGGACGAACGCGGATGGGACAAGGTGACCAAGCTCGCATCGGCTATGATCCTGTCCGGTAATCCAGGCGGTAAAATCCAAGTCGTGACCGAGACAGGTCCGGTCGAAGTTACCGCAGTCGAATGGCAAGAAATCCTTATTGCGGCCGGTGCTTTTCAACAGCCGATATATGCGTTAAGCTTTGCACTACAGACGATGACACCTATTCCGCAGGACGTGGAAAATCCAAGTTATTGGGGGCAGAATTGAACGTTACGACCGAATATCTCGCCGATTTCGCTGTTACTGAGATTACCACCAAGCCGAAGGAAATCCCGCTCAACGGATGGGAAGACAACGGGACCGGGGTTATCACGCTCGACGATAAGGACGGCCATTCGATCAATTTCAACCATTGGGATGAATGGTCGGCTGATAAGCCGTGGAAGATCAAAAAGGGCAATGATAAACGCTGGACTTTCGTGCTACTGAAGGACAGCGAAAGTAACGTGGTCGGTGACCACGGTTGGGAATTTGAAGGTCTAGTCGAACCCGCTGTATTGCGTGAGTGGTTCCGCAAACATTTAGGATTTGACACATGAACGGCACAGACCAAGACGACATCATAACGGTCATCAGCGGCGCATGCGATTACTACGGTCGCAAGGGTGATGACCATTTCATTCTAGCGACGACCGATGATGTCCGTATTGACGGCGGGTTCGGTCATGACGTTTTCGAGTTTCAGTTGCTCATTGACCAGACGGCGACGTTCAGCGAAATATCGGACGACCGGACCGTGATCAAGATATTTGAGGACGGCGTTCAGGTCCAAAAGATCGTGTTGCTCGACGTCGAGCAAATTGACTGGTTCATGGTAGGCTGACCGAATGACCGACATTGCGCGACTGGATATCGAACACCGAATCGGCGACACCTTCGCGCTTGTCTTTTCGTTCCGCCAGACGGACGGCACTCTGCGGTCCTTTACCGGTCCCACTGCCATTTTCCATGCCGAGTCCGGCGACGTCGTTTTCCATAAGTCCAGCGCGAGTGACCCGGAAGTGACCATAGTTGACGTTCCGGCGAGTGATACCGTGTTTTCGAGGACCAGCATTATTCGGTGATCAGGGATGGCGATGTCACCACAGTGGTGATCGATGATGCCGGATTTCATCAAGAAATCATCCTCAAAGACTTTGAACGAATCGTCGTTCACGAATTGGAGTATTGAAAATGCAGGTGACGGAAGACTACCTAAAGCGGTTCTCGACGCAGATTCGTGGGTTTCCAGCGGAAATCCCGTTGAACGGCTATGAACAGCCGGCGGCGCATGCTATCGGTATCGATGATCCGGACGGAACTTATCTTAGCGTAACGTATCGAGATGATTACGAAACGCCATATGATGCGCTTCCTGGTGCTGACAAGCGGGAAACATTCGTGATTCCCATGCGGGAAACATTCGTGATTCCCAAACGAGGGCCTGAAACAGTCGGGTCGATTGGTTATCGATTCGCTGGTTTGATTACGATGGACGATCTGCGTTCGTGGTATCGTCGAAAGTTTGAGTTGGATAGTGAGGCTTGAGTATGCAGCCGGGTCAACTTGATTTCGAGCAACGCATAGGGAATACTTTTGTATTCTTTTTTAAACTCCGTTTTGATGACGGTACTTTACGTTCCTTCACAGGTTCGACCATTGTTTTTCACGGACAGTCCGGCGATACGACATTTCATTATACCAGCCCGTCCAGTCAGGTAACCTTGTCCGATGTCGAGGGTACTACTGACGCGGGAATTATGATCAATATTGCTTATACGGTTACTGAAACATGGATTGACCAGCAGGTTTTCAAATACCAATTGGAAGAATGGGTTAGCGGCAAACGATACACGCTGATGGAAGGTCTTATCACAGCGGAAACAGGGGTGATCGATGGCGCGGACTAATCGCGGTAAAGTTAAGGTTTATGCCGGCACGGACGGTATCCCAACCATCGAAATCGGCGGCGGTTTGCCGGGTACTCCGGGCACAGACGGAACCGATGGCGCCGACGGTCGGTCGGTCACTGGCGCGTCGATCAACGGTTCGGGTCATTTGATCCTGACTTTTTCGTCGGCACCGAGTCCTGTCGATGTTGGTGACGTGACTGGTAATGACGGTCGGTCTGTCACAGGTGCATCTATCGACGGTTCCGGTCATTTGATCCTGACATTTTCGTCCGCACCGAGTCCTGTCGATGTCGGTGACGTAACCGGTGCTGACGGTACAAACGGCACAGACGGTACAGATGGCGTCGACGGTGTGTCGGTTGTCGGCGCATCGATCGATGGTTCCTATCATTTGATCCTGGACATGTCGTCCGGACCAGACATTGACGCAGGTTATGTGCGTGGTCCGGCTGGAACAGGGGATGTCACCGGTCCGGGAACGGCTGTGGCTGGTCATTTTGCATCATATGCGGATACGACCGGAAGTCTCTTAGCTGATAGTGGTGTGTCGTCGGCGTCGTTCGCCACTGCATCACAAGGCAGTCTTGCCGACAACTCGATTCAAGGACCAGGTGCTGTCACGTCCGGTAACCTGGTCGCGTTCTCCGGAACCACCGGTAAGGTGGTCGCAGATAGTGGTTTGACAAGTGCGTCGTTCGCCACTGCAGCACAGGGCACGACCGCAGACAGCGCTATTCAGGGGCCAGGTGCTGTCACGTCCGGTAACCTGGTCGCGTTCTCCGGAACCACAGGCAAGGCTGTGGCGGAACTGTCGTTTGCGAGTCTGTGGGCACTGACTAAAACGCTGACTAATACGACATTCAATGCGGCCGGCACCGGCAACGCTTTGTCCAATATTTCCACGTCCATGTTTGCGTCTGGCGTACTCGACACAGACGGCACGCTGGCAGCGAACAGCGACACCAAGATTGCATCGCAAAAGGCCACCAAGACCTATGTCGACGCCCTGATTGCCGCCGCTGATGCCATGGTGTTCAAGGGCGTCATTGATTGTTCTGCGAATCCGAATTATCCGGCCG